CCCCCGCGGCCGAACCCGGCCGCAAACCCTTGCGGCCGGCGCAGCCTGAATCACTGAGCCGGCCGCACTTTTTATGACTGTAGAAACCGACACCGACCGTTTAACGATACTCGCCGACTTTGGCGAGCCTGTAAAATTCTCGCCGGGCGCGGTATGGCCGAACCATGCCGACAGCGAAAGCGATGTCACGGTAATCTTCGACGCCGAATACGTCGAGGTTATCGGCGAGCGGACCAGGATCAACAGCGACAATCCTTTATGCGTCGGCCGCACTACGGATCTGGCTGGCGCCGAGCGCAATAGCGTTATCAGGCGGACCAGCACCGGCAAGCAATACAAAGTTGTTTCCGTCGAACCGGATGGCACTGGAATAACGCTTCTCGAACTGGAAGGCCCGCGCTAATGTCGGACGCACGATCAGAGCAAATCATGGCGGCGATCGAAACGCTGCTAACCGGATTAACCACGACCGGAACGAAAGTGCAGCGCGGCCAGGTCTACCCGCACCAGGCCGCCGATATTCCCGCTCTCGGTATTTTGATGGGCGCCGACACGGTTTCCGCCGAATATCAGACCGGCCTAGTCGACTGGGAATTGAACGTATTTGTAGAGAGCGTGCACCAGGTCGAGGCCAGCTATACCACGATGGGGTCCGGCATCGAGACAAAGCTGAACCTGATCAGAAAGGAAGTACACGCCGCGCTGCTCGCCGACCATACACTCGGTTTGTCGTTTGTGATCGACATCGAGCCAGGCAACGCCGGCCAGCCATTGCTGTCCGATTCCGGCAATATTCCATTCGGTTCACAAATGCTTTCGTTTATCGTACATTATCGAACCAGCCGCACGGACATATCAGCATGACGAACCCGATCAGAAAAATATGTAAGCCGCGATCAGGCGGGACTGTGACCATACAGCCGACGAAAAAACCAACCGAGGAAAAGCCCGATGGCAAAGCTACTCACGCGCCGAAAAGTTCTACTGGCAAAAGTTGAATCGACGTATAACACCGACCCGACACCGACCGAGGGATCCGACGCGGTATTGTGCGAGGGCTTAACCTGGGCAAGCGCCAACCTGAAAATGATCGAGCGGCCAGCGGTCCGCCCGAGTCTCGCCGCGCTTCGCCAGGTATACGGCGGCCGGCTGTTACAGATCACGTTTGCGTGCGAGGTGAAAGGATCCGGCGCCGCCGGCACCGCGCCCGAAATCGGTCAACTGCTGCGCGCGTGCGGACTCGGCGAAACCGTTTCCGCGTCGACCAGTGTCACCTATGCGCCGGCGTCGACTGGCCTGGAATCGGCGACACTGTATGTTTATGAGGACGGCAAGCGCATCAAGGTGACCGGCTGCCGCGGCAATGTATCCTTCGCGCTCGATGCCGGCGCCCGGGTAATGGCTAACTTTACATTGACCGGCCACGAAACCGCGCAGACGGATACCGCGCTGGCGGATCCGACTTTCGACACCACTACGCCAGAACCGTTTCTCGGTGGATCATTTACGATTGATTCATTTGCCGCGACCATTAACGCGCTTGCGTTCGATCTCGGAATGAACGTCGCGATGCCGACCGATGTCAACAGCGCCGACGGATTCGGCGAGGTGACGATAACCTCGCGAGATATCAACGGCAGTATCGACCCGCTCGACGAGCTGGTCGCGACCGAGGCGTTTTTGGCGAACTTCAAAGCCGGCGCCGAGATGGCACTGACGACCGGCGCGATCGGCGCGACGGGCGGAAATATTCTTACCATCTCAATGCCGGCCGTTCACTATCGCGATGCGTCACCGCAGGATCGCGACGGCCTGGCCGCGCTCGCGCTGCCATTCGGCGCGGCGGAGTCGTCGACCGACGACGAAATATCAATCGCGTTCACATAATGGCAATACGCGCGATCAAAGCAACGGCGTCGGACTGGTTTCGACCGGCGTCGCAAACCGACAGCGACGACCCGGCCGAATTCAAGGTGCGCGGCCTATCTGGTTACGAGCAGGCAATGATTGCGCCAGAACTGCAGTTTTCATCGCGCGGCGATCTGACTTTCTCGGCGAACGGTCTTTTGATGCTTTTCCGGTACGGACTCGAGGACTGGCGCGTCGTACTCGACGCCGACGGCGAGCCGATCGAATTCGAAGGGCTTAGCCCGCAGCAAATACA